ACATTAACTGCATTTGTATAAGCCCCTGTATCTTGAATTCTTCTTACATAATAAAAATTTAATTTATTTCCATCCTGTGCTGCGCCAGGGGTTAGATATATAGTCATAGTTGTTCGATCAATAAATCTTTGAATAAAAAAAGAAGTAGGAGTTCCTTTTGCTGTTTTATTAGAGTAACCTTGATACTGGGATCGACTCACCTCAGTCATAGGAGAATCTATGCTGGTCGAAGTAATTCTATAATTAACTTCTAAAATATTATCCATTCCAGTCGCATGTTGAGTGACTGCAGCAGAAATTAAATGAGCAGCGGCCGTTGTTGCATTAGACCCACGAATACCTCCGGTAAGATTTGCTGCGCCTGTGGCTGCAGATTTTCCTGTATATCTAATCGTTTCAGATCCTACGGTAATCGTTCCTCCTCCTTCATTAGCGCCAGGCATATCTTTGACTTCTGTTAAAGGAATATCCGTATCTGCGTCAGTGATGCCTGCAGATAAAGTCGTGGTTAATCCGTTAGAGGCGCCATCGGCCGGGGACCTATAAGTAGTATAAACATTCGTTCCATCTACTAAAGTAAAGCCTTGATTAGCTACTTCCCAATAATGAAGTCCTCTATTACTCCATTCAGAAAATAAAAGATTTAAAGATCGTTTAGCTGTTTTTAATTGATAACCTGAAACGTTTTGTAGACCAATTCTTTCGTAAGATTCTTCTACAATTTCATCAATTGGAAGAGTTTTATCGAAAGTGTATGATTGAGAAGTAGTGTTAGCCATCTAACCCTACCCGTCATAATATACTGTCACACCTGTGATATCAGCTGCAGTTATATTTACGTATGCACCCGCATCAAACAGTACCCCATTATCAGGAATATAAGGGTCTATAGAAGACACTGCGCCTGTTAAAGGAATCGTTAATAAAGTAGTTCCTGTTATTGAAGTATTCTTAAAAACTATATTTCCAGCAGAAGCTTTACTTGTACCTGTTATTCCTCTGATTCTCGTTCTTCCTGCGAATACAATTCCAGTAAGTGCTCCTGTTCCCAGTATCCCAGCTGAAATAGAAGTTGTAATACCTCCTGAAGCAATAATACTAGTTACTGTTCTATATTTATCTGTAGTAGATACTGTCAGTCCTGATCCTGGTCCTGTTATTCCAGTCTCTGTTTGAGCGTCTCCATTACCATCGGTTCCAATAATATCAAAAGTGATCCCAGTGTTATTACCACTAGGGGATGTGATAGTTATTGTTTCTGTAAGATTTCCGTAAGGTCCTGCGTCGGCTATAACTAAAGTTGTAGCTGAAGCTACTGCTGATACTTGATCCGTATCAACACCATCCGGTTCAAAAAATTTCGATTTTACGTCTGATACGTTTGCCATTTTTTATTCTCCTTAGTCGTGAGCTCCCGAAGGAGCTCACATTATTTTATTTATTAACTCCAAGCAGCTGCGCCTGTGTCATAAGTAGCGCCGTTAGCAAAGTCATAAGCAAAGTTCCAAATGCCTTTTTCAAAGCACGTGAAATAGATAAAACAACCATGAGTTAAACTATTGGTTGCTGCCGCCGCAGGTGTATACGTTAATATCGTTTCACTTGCTGCAGACGTATCTATAGTTGATGCCCACTTTTGAACCAGTTCTATAAACATCACTTCCTGCACATGTAAAAGTAAGAGCAAGTACTCCACCATTTGTGTCATCTGTTTGGTAATGTACTACTATGGTTCCTGCCGTAGCTGCGGGTAAAGTAACCGCTTGTACTACATCTCCGTCATAGTCATTAACTGTGATTGTATTAGCCGCATAAGTTAATGTTGTTGCTGTTGCAACAGTAGTAGCAGTTAGACTAGTTAAATCTGGTTTCGTTCCTAGAAACCTTTTAGTTATAACTCCTGTACTAGCTGCTTTATTGATCTGTTGAAATCCTTTTTCGGATCGTACCGGACCATTAAACGTTGTGTTTGCCATAATTATAATCCTCCTAATTTATATGATGCAGTCTTTAGGCCGTCGACTATACTCGTCTACATCAAATTAATAATTGTATAGTGATTTATTTATATGTTAATTTTGTAAAGAGTGCAAGAGATCCCTTGCATGAAATTACTATTTCAGCGATGTGGCGTTTATTTAAGTAGCCACTGACATTTCGGGGGCAGCATCACGAACTGCATTTTCTCTATCTGCAATTCTACGTTCCTCAAGTTTGATCTCAGTGATAATGTTTTTAATTGCACTATCAATTTCGACCATATTAAGAGTATATTTACCATTTTGTTCATACTCCAACTGCCACTTCAACTCCAAGGACCGTTTTGTACTGTACAGGTTTTGTACCATCAACTAACTCCTCGTATGTTATTCTACGGGCTTCGTTAAACATTCCCGTTGATTCCCACTTTATACTCTTTTCTCCAATTTTGTCAAGGACTGCTTTTTCAATAGATTGAGCATTATCCTCCGCTGAAACTGTAAAGATAGCGTGATAATCGTAGGCCCATATATTTACTAGAAATTGTCGCATTTTGCTTTCTAAAAGTAAATTGTGGCGAGACTATGTCCCGCCACAAAATTTTATTGATTACGCACCTTCGACACCGAAGATACCTCTAGGGTCTGATACGCCAAAAACGTATCTTTCTCTAGCTTTGTATCTAACGTTGCCAGTATCAAAGTCCCCTTCCATTTTAGTTGTAAGTGGAGCTCTGTTAAAGTGTTTCATCCCATTAGGGACATCTGTAGTAATGTACCAAGAGTCAGTATCTGTTAAGAAATTGTTTACTCTATAACCTTGAGCAACCATTCCTAAAGATTTGACTGCATTGATGTCATTATCAGCAGTACCAACTCTACCTTGAGATTTAAATAATCTCTCAGCAGTAAATTGGCCAGCCGGTGGCACAATCATTTTTACACCCTTAGCTGCAATTTTTAAACCTCTTTCATCAGTCATAGCAGCGATATCTATCAATGCTTGTTCCAATGAAGTTTCGTTTAAGTCAGCTTGTGTAGCTAAAGTATTTGAAAACGTGCCAGCAATAGTTACGTGGCTCGTAGCAAATAGTTGTGAACCGTCTCCTGAAGTGAAATTACTCAATGAAGGTAATCCATTATTCAGAGGCGCAGCTCCTTTAACTTGTTTTGTTTGTGACATCGATCTTGCTAAAGCTTTTGTGTATCTAGAAGCAAGTCTGTCATACAGGTTGTCTTCAATAGCTTCCTCAGTGATAGCAAAAGCGAGAGAAATTGTCTCGTTAGTGTATCTTGCTGTGAAAGTTTCTTGCGCATTATCATAAGTAACTCCAGATCCTTCTGGTTTTACGGATGCTGATGCGAAACCTGACAACATAACTTCCTCTTCGAAAGCTCTGTCAGATGATTCAGTCGTATATATTTCAGCCGACTGATTTTCGTATTGTTTGTATTCCAGGCCAAATAAAGCATTTAAACCTGGCTCTAGTTCTTTAACTAGTTGATTACGTGATATAGCCATAATTTATTCTCCTTATACCCCTGAAGTGTCTTCTAAGACAGACTGATTAAGAATAACTCTCCAAACAACGTTTGCAGAACCTAAATCTTTATTATCAGGATCTCTTGACACTCCGATTACTTTGACCTGTTGAACACCAGTTGTTAACGTACTGTCATCTAGAGTAGCTCTAGAAACCCAGTTAGGTGTTACCCCAACTGCGTACGCTATATCAGCTGTCAGTCCCACATCTAGTTGTTCCGATGCACTGGAATTATTACTTCTAACTTCGTACTGAAGTAAAGGGCTGTCATTGACAAGCGCCTGTATATCAGAAGCGGCGTTACCATCGTAATAGTTCCTCCATGTCGGCTTACTAGTAGTAGGGCTAGTGTAGAAAACACCGTTTAGTGAACCAATAATATTTTCAGTTCCTGCAATACCTACTACTGCATATCCACTCGCTGCCTGACATACCATATCTTGGAAGTAGATAGCGCTTGAGGATGCTGCAACAGGGTATTCTCCTAAACCCATGTTTTCATAGTTGTTCCCGTACTGTTTAATGGGCTTGAGTCCAAACCCAGTTGATGACGAGTTAGCCATAGTTTTCTCCTTGGCAAACTACTTTCATAGTTTGCGGTTAATTTAATCGCTGGTAGGGAATTGGTTGTTATCCCGAGAAATTGTTAAAAAATTAACTACTTCTTTGTACCACCGAAGGTTGTACGAGACTGTCGATCAATTTCGATCGGCATACTCTTATGCTGTTCCTTCATTAAATCGTTATCCATTGCAGTCATTTGATCTTGAGCCTGTTTTTGATAGTACTCTTGTCTTGACTGCGCGATCTCTTCCGGTACTCTAGTCAGCACTAGGCCTCCGTGTCCGATCACCCCTGTGTATTTGCCATCCTGGATTACTGGATAATCATCTCCTGGATATTCGTCTGCTCTCACTAATTCGTACCCGGATCTTAAGCGACCTTGTACATTTTTAGTGTCGACGTATCCCAAAATTTCAATCCTGACCCATCTGTGTCGGAATCCATTTGGCGCGTTGGGTGTATCTAAATACGACGGTGGAGTCCAAACTTTTTTACGCGTTTCTTTTTTAGTTTGGCTCGCACGGGAAGTGTTTTTTTCATTTTTCATATGCCTACGCCTCCAGCGTGTTTATAAGTTGTTTCGCATATTCTTCTAGTGGCACACCTAATTTTTTAGCAATTGCTACTTGGGAAGGTGTGAGTCTTACCGTTTTGCGACCAGCCGTTCTTGAACTACGCGTTGCAGAGGCAACGTTTTGTGTAGGTTTGCTAGTCGTTTTTTCTGCTACAGTATTCTTACCAAATTTGTGGGGAAATTCAAGTCTTATTCTTTTATCAACTTCCTCATAATATTCGTCAGATTTAGGGTCAAGCCCTTCCTCTTCCGTAAGTTTTCTATGTAGATCAAAAGCGGTATATGTCATAGCATTATCTTTGCCAAACCACTCGTTTTTCTCCGCCCAGGATTCCGCTTTAGGATCTGGTGGAGGTGTTTGTTGTGTTCTAACAGGTCGAGCTAGCTTACTAGTATCTTTTTTAGCAGCTGTCTCTTCCATTTTATGTTGAGTTTTTATTTCTGCTAATTTAGCTTGTTCATAACCTAATTGAGAAATTGAGGTTAAAGCTTCTACTTCAGCTTTAGAATCGCTCTGTTCTCTAGCCGCCCCTAATTTAGCCTGTGCTGCCGCTAATGAAGAAGAAATTCTTCCTTCCATTTCATCGGCATAGCCTTTGTCTAAATCAGTTGCAACTCTAGTTAGTTGGTCTTTTTCTCCTTGAACACGTCTCGCATAAGACACGGCTTCTTCCCGTTGTCTTTCTGCTTCACGCATACGTTTAGTAAGCTTGGCTATTCTTTTTTTAACCCCCGCAGAATATTCTTCAACTGGGCTACTGTCGTCTGGTTGCTTACTATCCCCTTCTTCTGGAGTTTCTTTCTGAGCCTCTTGTTCGCTTGGTGTAGCATCCAACTGCTCATCAGGTTTCTCAGATGAATCATCGGACTTATCACTGTCTTTATTATCAGTTTCTGCATTTGTTTCCTCCTGTTCTACTGATTCTTCTTTTTCCTCTGGAATAGCTACATCTACTTCAGGTCCTGAAGTATCTAACTCGACCATTGGTTCTTTTATTTTCTCTTTGTCTTCTGGCATAGTTTCTCCTATGGTTAAAATTCGTGGAATATATCTTCAGGGCGATCCACGGTCGCTAAAACTTCATCATCGTTGAGAAGTCTTATCTCACCCCCATCTATTTTAATTCGTGATCCGGCATATCTTGCAAAGATAATCCAATCACCTTTCTTGCACCAGGGACCTTCTGGAAATTTTTCCTTATCGTAACAATTTGGTCCTGTCGCAAGAACTAAACCACAAGTTGATGCTACTTGAGATTTTTCTATTGTGGTATCAGTCATTATAAGTCCACCTTTTGTTTTCTCTTTTTGTTTAAAAGGTAAAACTAAAATTCTCCAACCAGTTGGTTTAGGGAGCTTTGCTGAATCTGAAGTTAAATCTTGTTCTTTTTTTGAAAGTTGTACTCCAACTAAATCCTTATTGGGTAAGTGGATCTTTGATGTTTCCTTTGATACTGACGATTTTTCCGTCATTTTCTTTTTGCTCCTTTTTTTCAAGCAGGGCGGATATTTCCTGACTCATATATTGATACGTTCGTATCTGACCTAACATATATTGATATTTTTCCATATTGTCAATACCACCTGAAACCATGGCTGCAACAACATCGTCATGACGCATTTTGATAATTCTCTGTACCTTACTTATAAAGGTTAAATCATCCATTATTTTTTACTCCTTTTTACTTTTTTAACTGGTTTACTTCCGTACTTTTTTGTCCACTTTCTAGCTATCGCCGGCTTTTTCTTCCAGAGATACTTTCTTTGTTTTTCTGATTTAAATGGCAATTAGGCCGTTCTCTTTCTCGCTCTACCCATTTTTTTAAAAGTCATAGCTAATGCTTTACGTTTTGGTGTACAAGTTTTCTTAGTCATCGGTGTACAATATCCTTTATGTTTAGGATCTACTGCTTTTTGAATCCAATTTTTATCTGCTGTGCCGCCGCTCTTTAAAGCAACACGACCACCAGAGGCATAAACCCTTTTTTTAGTAGTTAGCGGGAATTCTGCTGTAGAATCAAAATACTGGGGCATTATTTTTTACTTTTTTTAATTCTGCCACCATGTTTTAAAGCAACACCAACGCTGCCTTTTTTCTTAACAGCGCCACCACCACGAAACATTTGACCGCCCTGCATT